AACCAGCCCACGTCTATAGTGTTCATGGCGGCTTTGAGAATCCGTACCCTGTTTTTTGTGAAGTCCGTCATTTCATTTACTCCTTGACCCATTCGGCGATTGTTGAAGCCTGTACACCTGTCAGACCGTTTGACCTGACCCACACAGCAAGTTCTTCAACAAGTTTTATGTCGGCGGCTTGGCGCGCTTGCGCGATCAGGTGTTTAAGTGTGTCAGTCATTGGTTTACCCCTCTTTTATTAAGCGCGGCGCGGGCGAACCCCGGCAAGTCTGCCACGCGCACAGGGATGTCGTCCGGGCGCTCCCCCGGTTGCCAATCCCCAAGAGCCTCAAAGCTAATAAATATGGCCCGTTCCCGACTGTACACGCTCGCCCGTTCAACAGCCGTCACATACCTGTCCGGTTCAGTCCCTCTCCATGCGTGATGGCGGGTGGACCAGATGACATACAGGTCGGTAGCTTCGCGACGGTTCCACTCGTCAACGGCTTCTTTTTCAGTAGGTGCCAATACCAGCACGGTATGTCTGCCGTCCATACGATGAGTGATGCTAAAGCCGTACTCGCTCCGTTCGATCAGCTCGGGCTTTTCACCGCAGAACGGGCAGGGCTTGAGGTCAGGCACAGTGCGCGCTTGTTCGTCAGGCTCTTGGCCCCAATCATGTCCACATGTCGTCTCAGTCATTGATTTGTCTCCGTAGGTTTACCACGCACCGGATGCACCCAACCGTTACAGTGCGCTTTCTCATGTTCGGTAAGGCGCTCAAGGGTCGCCCATGCCACAGCCGCCCCACGCTCAGGAAGATAGATCACGCAAAAGTCGTCTATGACCAGGCGGCAGGCCCACCTTATTTGAACGCCCGTAATATGCTCACAAGCCCGCATCGTCGCCCCCAAAGTCTGGCGGTTAATCACCACCTCCTTAGTGGGCTCATAGCGATATTCCGCAGGCGGATAATCTAGCTCATACGCTTGGGCGCTTGCGGTAAGGGCAATGAGGGCGACGGCTGCGAGCTTCATTGTTTTAATCCCTAGTATTTTTTGCCGTTGGCTTTCTTTCGGTTCTCGGGCTTGTGGTCAGGGCGCGTCATGTTGAACGCCATTTTTTCCGCCACTGCCCCACCGATATCGAGATTGAGGCCTTTAGAAACGTCCAAAATACGTATAAGCGCGTCAGCAAGTTCAACCTCAATCATGGGCCTATGGGGAAGCTTGTCGTCGGGGAGGTTCTTTCTGTGACCTTCCATGGCTTCTGAAATTTCAGAATGAATTAGGCAAAGCATCTCCCCGACATTACGGTCGATACGCTCGCCCGTTTCCAAGTCGTGCCACCACCCGGCGGATAGTGCCGCGCCGTGACACGAGTCGGCAGCTTCGTTGATATTGGATTCGAGCATCCGCACAATGCGGGAAAGATCATTGTTCATTGTGTTTCTCAAGTTTTTGAAATGAAGAAAAAAGAATATGACATTTGCAAATGACGCAGCATAAACGCCAGACGCAAAACCAAACGCGATGAATGTAAGTGCTGTGAACAAGCCAGCTATCGGCCCTCGAATATCTTTGAACCCATAAAGCCACACGCTAATTAGCGAGCTTCCAAAGGCCAGCCATTCGAGAGCTGTAACCGTCATACTTTGACCCCCATCCATTTCTTAGCGGACTCTTCGGCGGCCTCGTATGTGTGAAATACAGGGGTCAGACAATTAACGTGGCTGGATGAAAAAGCCCCAACCTCGCCGCCCGGCCAAACGGTGTAACAGCGATCATTGTTTATTGGGTTCTTTTCTCGGTCCGCCGCCGCGTCTTCGCTGATACGGGCCATGGCGCGCTCTGACTTGGCGAAGTCCAAGGCTTCGGCGATGCTCTTGAACATCCGACCCTGCCGGGCATACCCGCGAAGCATCCCGGCAAAGGTGTGGTTATCCGACCAGACGTAGCGGAGGCACGCCCCCGAACCTTCTACAATCCAAATCACATCGCCCGCGCGGGGCCATTCATCGCTCATCATGTGCTCGATCCCTGTGTCTTTGCTCGTTCTCATAAGGAATACCCCCCGGCGCTATTCTCGCATTCAAGAGCCTGGCCGCCCCATTGAGCCGCCAAAGCCTTTGCAATACCGTCAAACGTCCGGCTTCTGGTCTTCCACCTGTCCGGCCCGTGTGACGCCCGGTGCACGGCACTCCAGCGTTTGTGTTCGTCCGAGCCTTTCTTCGCGGCGTGAGCCGGTTCGTCTTGACAAGCGGCTCCAGACCCCGCAGATAAAAGCTGGTCGCCTTGAAATAAGGCTCACCAAACCACCAAGGTTGAACCGTCTGGGCTGGCTTCTCATAATTGACAATTAGAGCCTTTGCGTGTCTGTGCATTACGGGGTTTTCAACGGCAACCCGTGGAATCGGTGCGTTCCAGCAATCGGAGAAAAGCGCCGCCCCCTTCTCCAATTCGTCCCACATGAAAGCCAAGCGTTGTTCCCGGTCCATACGCGCGTAAGCATCAATAACATCGCGCCCGTAATGATTGGCCGTGAGGCGTCCCGGCGGTTCATGCAACCACCGCACACCTGAATTGCAGAGCCTGGTGCAAGGGGGATGGAACACCGCCAGCAAGTCCCATTCAGCGGTCAGGTAGTCCCGGATATCACCGATAATGTGCCGGTTGCTGCGATCCTCAGCGGGTAGAAAATCAACAGACCAAACGTCATGCCCAAGCGCGGCGAAAGCCCGGCGAACCACACCTGACTGCTCGCAACCTATCAAAACTTTCACACCCGCCCCCTATCGAAGTTAAAAGGGATGCCTTTAGGGCCGTGAGACCGAGCGGGCATTATCATCCCGAAAAAATCCTCGCGCTCCGTAAGCACGGTGGCGGCGTCGCCTCCTTTCCCAAAGAGCCGGACCCGTTGAGAAATACGGGCGAACCGTGCGAGGTATTCCATGCCAAACCCCCATTCAGGGGAGGGGCCTTCGGGCGCTGCTGTCCAATCGAGAACAACCCGACGCCAATCCGGGTACGCCACATCTTTTGCGCCGTGCGGGGCAATGGTGACTGCCTC